GTTATTGAAGAGCTTTGGAAGTAACATGGCACGCCGCATTACTTTGAACAGTTTGAAACCTCTGAGCGCGATGAGCAATCATCCGTCTCTAACTCCTACCACCACCCCCACCGCCGCGACTGCCTCCACATCTACTGCTCCTTCAATTGACTCCTCCACTGCCCCCTCCCTACCCTCAACCTTCAACCAGATGATTTTCGAATTTAATGGTGTGAAGTACACTGGTGCCCCCCACGCCTGGATGATGCCCTACCGTGGTTTCGAACAGCACATGGTCAACATGGTGATTGAAACACGTCCAGACGCCACTTTCTCCCGCTTCGATGATCTCCTCTCTGCTATCGTCACCGCTCTCGCCGTTAACGGCATCACTGCTACCACCTCTCTCACCGACGGCGAACTCGTGCTTCTGCGCTTCGCTGACCTGGCCACCCGCCACGCTTCCCTGCCCTCTCCTTCACCTGCGATTTCTGACTGGTCCCAATCCGTTCCCGGTCCTCTGCTCGACACCCTCGAATATGGTGCTCCTCTGATCCCCGCCGAACCCACTGCCACCCCTGCTCCCACGCCTCTTGCGCCTGCTGACTATCCACCCCCTCCTCCCCACGTCGCTGACCCGGCCGTCTCTCACTCTCTCGTTGCACTCGACGTCCCGGACGCTGCTCTCCCGTCGATGCCACGCGCTTCTACTTCTACTGCCTCCATCCCAAGCCTCATGTCACTGCCCATCGCTTCGCCCCCACGATCCCGTTCCAGCACCCTCTCCTCTTCCACCTCCACATCTACGCCACGTCTGCCAGGTACTGTTGTTCCCCGTCGGCCTTCACACATCGCTGATGACGAAACTTACAACAGATCCCGTGCCGCGTATGCGATGGGTGTCCCTGCTATGTCCCCGATGTACTGCACCGGCAAGGAGCGTCACTTCGAACAGACATTCTACTCTGCTTACCCTCATGCTGCCAACGGCGTCTGGACCGCCTACCAACACTCCATCATCCTCATCGCTGCTCCCACCGAAGACATCTCCCTCCTTACCCTTCACAACGTGGAGCGTGAGCAATCCGCCACCGAAGCCTACCACCTGCGCGCTCTTGATGGTGCTACAGTCGCACGCGTCGCTGTCTTCCGTCTTGCTCCCACCATGACTTGTCATGATGTGCATGCGATGATGGCCGGCCACAACGTCGTGTCGATTTCCGGGCTTGCTGCCGCTTTCATGATCCGTCACAAGTTGACCGATGGGGTATTCAGCAAGTCCTTCCGTCGCATCGTCATGGGTATCGACCCCGTCATGATGAGACATGATCCCGTCCCCCTGCACCTCTTCGCTATTCTGACTGACCACCGCCTTGACCACGCCGCCACCCATGCCGTTATGTCCATGCGCTTAGCCCTCATGCAAATCGAGTCCGCCTCCTACCAAGCTACCAAGGCCTGGCTTCGTGGCCACTTGCCCGTCACCATCTTCGCCTCCGCCACGACTGACTCCTCCTCCGACTCCATCCACGCCACCATCCTGGAAGCTGACAAGGGAATGCGCGTCGCTGACACCCCCGGTTCCTCCACCCTACGCGAACTCGAAGCCTCCAACACTGCTCTCCAACGTCAGGTCATCGACATGGATGTGCAGATCAACGCGTTGCTGCGAACGATCTCGGACCTCAAGAGCTATACCAACCATCAGCAAGCTTCCCACGGCTACTCCATCCAACAGTACCTCCACTCCCACACGTGCGTCAATACCCAGGAGCTGCCGCTTATCCAAAGCGTAATGGGTGATCAAGCTGCTAATGCCATCCAGGCCATGCGCACGCACGCGAACGAAGCCGCCCGCTCTGCCCTCACGGATAAAGTCACCGCTCCTCTCACCGCCCAGCTCTCCGACACCATGGCCCACCTTCATGAGGCGCGGGCGCACAACGGCGACCTAACCGCCCAGCTCGCTATCGCTGAGACCGATGCGATGACTGCTGCGAATGAACGTGACCGCGCCTGCGAGCTCGCCGTCGAACTTGAATCTCAACTCGCCACCATGCAACGAGAGTACGATCAGACCACCCGAGCTCTGCTCCAAGACAATGAACAACTCCAGCACTCCGCCGCCACCGCCGAAGCCGCCGCCGTCTCCGCCTTCCGACCCACCCCACCCCTGACCTACGGCACCGCCCCCTCCGCCCTTCCTGCCGTCGGGCCAGGTCTCACCGTCCCGCTCCTCGCCGCCGCCATCGACCCCGCCTCCCTGCTGCTGTAAGCGCTCTGTGTTTCTCTGTCTGTGTGTTGTCGTGTCCTCTGTCCTTCCCGCTCTCCCCCCTTCATC